TGTCAGCGCCCGGCCCACCCCCCCCCCGCCCGCCGGCGGGGGGGGGGCGGGGGGGGGGGGGGGGGGGGAGCAGATAGCGTGCCAAGGTGGTTGGCACGCTTCTTGCTGCACTATTGTATTACTATCTCTGCATATCATACAACTTGTTTAACAATTCGTTATTTCTAACAATAGCTTCTTGCCAATACAACTGGCTAGTAGTGTCATTCGTTTTTTCGCAATTTTTAACAATTTCGTCCATCTTATCTATCTTATCCATAAGAGCGATACGAAGGGTGGCGAGTTCGTTGTTATTGAAGTCTTTCATGTTATTGTATTGTTATTGTAAGGGCTGTACTAGTACAGCCCTTATTGTATTACCTTTTATTCAAGAGTTACAGTGTAACAAGAATTCAATATGTTTTGCATTGCGGTAACTTCATTCAAATCGGTTTGCCAGAGTTTTGCAGTACCGGGCAGATTAATGTCATTGCACTGATCAATGCGCTTTTGTAGTTCTGTGATACGTAGTTCTAGACCTTGACGCAACTGAATGATTTGATTGATAGAGAGAGATTGTTTTGACATATTGTTATTGTATTAAAGTTGTTGTTATTGTATTAGAACGACATTGGGATTTCGTCGTTATTGTTTTCTTCGTTGCGCGCATCGAACCATGCGTTGGCTTCGATGATTTCTTCGAAGCTCAGGGTGATCATGTCGCTCAGGTTGCTCTCTGCGCTGATTTTGGCGAATTCGTTTGTCATGGTGTTACCTTAGTCTAGTTGGCGTTTTCTGTCTACTTTTTTTTCACTTTTTTTTCAGACCTCGACCATCATGCCTCGGTTGTTTCGGAAGGTTGTTCCGCTATCGCTCCGTTTTGCAAGCGGGGCGAAGTCAAGGACTTTTGTCGTCTCGGTTGTCATGTTCGCCATTGCTTCGCTTTCGGTCTTGCCAGAAGCCACACGGACTTCGCCATTCGCCAATCGGTACGTCACCGAGACCAGAACCACGCTCTTGAACTTGCTGATCTTCAGGACCGTCATTTCGTTTTTCATGTACATACAATGCACGAAATTTTGCAGGTCGTCAATTTTTATCTGCTTTTTTTCTCACTTTTTTTTGATGGCCTGGCCGCAGTAGGTTGGCACGCGTTATGCTCCCAGCATTTGCCATGCCAACCCCCCCGTTTTTTTAAAAAAAAAGTTCTTGACTTTTGTGTGATATAGGCGGGGGGAGGTTATTCTCAATCTCTCAAACCCCAAATTCTTAAACATTATATTTCTTAACATAAATAACCATCATATTATATCTATCTATTATATCTCCTTCTTCTTATCTCAACAACAACACAATCCATACCCTCCCCCCTTTTCCTATAAAAAAACATAAAAACGCTATATTTCTATAAACAAAAAACAAAAAAAATACGAACCCATGTTTTCTATAAACAAAAAATAAAAAAACCCATGTTTTCTACGTATGATATAATATAATAAATGTCTATCAAGATCTGTCGCAAATGTAAAAAAGAAAAAGACATAATTGAATTCCCTTTTTTCTCTACGAACGATGCTGGCCGCAAAAACACATGCAGATCGTGTAATAATGAACTCAGTAATTTGCGCCGAAACCTACGCGCCCAGAACCGCCCACCTATTGCTGGGCCATGTCCCATCTGCAAAAGCCACACAACAACTTGGATATTAGATCATTGTCATTTTGACGATACATTTCGCGGGTATATATGCAACAGTTGTAATTTAGGCATTGGGCGATTCAATGATGATATATCTATTCTCTATAACGCTATAGAATACCTGAACACGCAAAATAATATACAATACCATATATGAGAATATTGATTACTGGTGGCAGCGGCTTTATCGGCACCCATTTAATAAAAAAACTATCTAATGACGGACATGACATTTATAATCTGGACAAAATTAGCAGCCCCGCACTCCCGCCCGACAAACAAAAGATAATAGATATACTAGATATCGACGTTAACGATGCTTTCTTCGACAATATAGACACTATCATTCATCTAGCTGGTATGGTGAGTGTACCGAAATCATTTGAAGATCCAATAAATAGCTTTGGCAATAATGCATTCTGTACTGTAAAATTATTATCAGCCGCCCACCTTCATAAGATTAAGAAATTTGTCTTCGCTTCTAGCGCAGCGGTGTACGGCAGTAAAGAAGGTACGGTGAGTGAAACTGATGCCGCCGAACCTAACAGTCCATACGGATTAGATAAGTTAGCCTCCGAAAAATACATACAAATGTATTGCCAACAATGGGGTATCGATTATTTAATATTTCGCTTCTTCAATGTGTATGGTGAAGGACAGAATCCGCAATACGCTGGAGTAATAACGGCATTTAATGTCGCCGCTCAGAAAAAAGAGCCGCTGATCGTTTATGGAGATGGTGAACAGACTAGGGATTTCGTCAGTGTTAACGATGTGTGCAGTTATATTTCTAAACTAATCATTACTATGGTTAAGAATGAGATATTTAACATTGGAACCGGCAAATCTGTTTCTATAAACTCACTTGCAAAACAATTCGGTAGTCATATAATACACAAAGAAGCGAAGAAAGAAGTTCGTCACTCATGCGCTGACGTTAAAAAGTTATTTTCTATTTTAAATGTATAAAACACTTATTTTTTCTTATTATGTTGACGCCAACGAAGAAAGAGACAAAGAATTAATTCATTGTTTTGAAAAAAATTTAAAAATTGGATTTGATTGTATTGTTGTATTTTCAGAAGTCGATATAGATATATTGTATAAGAAAATAGATAATAACGCATTAGAGAATTTTAATGGTCGTATGCTTTTTAAAGAAGTGAAACGACGGCCAACTTACAATGATTTTTTTGAAGCTTCTAAATTAAGCGCGTTCGACAAAGAGAAAGAAAAATTATTTTTTATCACTAATTCTGATATCTATTTTGAAGATCTTTATAAAGTGGAAGACTTCTATCGCCCAATCGATGATAAACAAAATACTATTTTAGCGTTATCTCGTTGGGATGTGCAAAAAGACGGTTCAAGTAAATATGTAGATAGAATAGACAGTCAAGACGCTTGGATATTTTATAATTCAATAGTTTTTTCTTTAAAAGAAGATTTTACTATGGGCGTACCTGGTTGTGATAATAGATTGGCTCATGAATTACGCTTTAATAATTATAATATCTTAAATGCAAGTGATACAATAAGAGTATATCATTATCATTTAAGTAATATTAGACGATATGTCGATAATAATGAAGTACATGAAGCTTTTATAAACAATGAATCTAAAAGAATAAGCGGCCCGTACTATTTATTTTCACAGTACGAGAAGCTGTTAAAAGATAAAGAAAAAAAGAAAGTAATATCTTTCTCTTTATATGAAAATAATCCTAAGTACTGTGTAGGCGCAATCAAAAACGCAAAATTAGCTAAACACATTTATCCAGATTGGGTTTGTCGTTTTTATGTATCTAAAAATATAGATTCATATTATGTTAATGAATTAAGTAACATGGATAATACAGAAATAGTTATCGTTAATGAATTTGAAAATAATAACGCTATGTTTTGGAGGTTTTTACCGATATGTGATACTTCGGTAGACGTCATGATTTCTAGAGATTGTGATTCTAGATTATGTATGCGAGAAAAATATGCTGTAGATGATTGGATATCATCTGGTAACGGTTTCCATATAATGAGAGACCATCCATATCATCATTTTAAAATAATGGGAGGAATGTTTGGAGTTAAAAACGGTTGTTTACCTAATTTTGCAAAGCTGCTAAATGATTATAAAAATGACAATACTTATAATAATGATCATTTTTTTTTACAAGACGTAATCTATCCAATAATAAAAGAAAATTATACTATACACGATGTATTTGCTAGAGACAAACCTTTTCCGACATTAAGATCATCAAATAAAAAATTTGTTGGGGAAATTTATGATGAAAACGATAATCGACATCCCGATCATTACAAACTTATTTGATAATTTTCTTTATATTTTAAAAATTCAATATAAAATAATACAATGATATCTAGAGAACAATTAACAACTATTTTTGAACAAAACAAACTATTAGGAACAGGCGTAGAAGTCGGATCTTTTGAAGGGGGTTATGCGAATGAAATTTTAAAACAATGGTCAGGCAAACTTTATCTTATCGATGTGTGGAGACCACTAGACGTTAAAGATTATGAAGACTGTTCTAATCAAAACAATTATAAAACAATTATTAACAAATGTTTAGATAATATTTCTGGACACGAAGATAGATGTTTCATGATTAGAAGCGATAGCGTTAATGGTGCTGAACTGTTTAATGACGAATCATTAGATTTTATCTATATCGATGCGAATCATAAATACGAATTCGTTAAACAAGATATGGAAACATGGTTTCCAAAATTAAGAAACGGCGGTATCTTTGCTGGACATGATTATTTAAAAATGGATTGGTATGCTGATGGAAATTACGCGCAAAATAATAAAGACAAGCACATTTGGACACAAACTTCTAGCGGTAACTTTGATAATTACGCGGGACTGTTTGGTGTGAATCCAGCAGTCGATGAATTTTGTAAAAAATATGGATATAAATTTGATTTAACTAACGAATGGTTTGGCTCTTGGTATTTTACTAAATAATATGAATTATTTTATAACACATAGTGATAAAAATTATGTCGAAGTAGCTGAAAAATTATTTAAAAGTTTAGAATCGCATTCTAATTATAAAATCTTATATTACACGGTAAATTTCAAATATAAGAACACCTTCTCTAATGTAATTCCAGTCTATTACAAAACCGATTTTAAACAAACTTCCGATTTCACAGAAGAAAGGGGTATTAATAATAATTCTGAATTAGTAAGAGCAAATCTTTTATTTTTAAAATCAAAAATATGTAATGAATCGTTAAAAAATCAAAATCATAATTTTTGTTATGTGGATGCTGATTGTATAGCTATTGAAAATTGCGATGAAATTTTTGACAATGTAGATAAAATAACTTCATATCCATTGTTGGGAGAAAATTGTCATCAGTATATGATTTACAACGGAAAAGGAGATCCTTTCTTACCTGATGGAACTCTTGATTTAAATTTGTGTTTAGAAGAGCCGTTATTAAAAAAATTAAACATTCCAATTAGCAAAAGAAGCTCTTTGTATAGACAAAGTAATATTTTACTGTTCAATAAGAAATGCTCAAACGTTATAAACGAATGGGAAAAAATTTGTTATAATTCTGTAGTAACATCTGAATGGAATAAATACGCTTGTTTTAATGATGAGACTGTATTGAATTGTATATTATGGAGAGATAATATGAATGATCATTTATCCCAAATTTCAATAAATATTCCAGCTAAAAATGATGATGGTAACTTTGTTGAGCCTAAAAAATTAAATGATTTTATAAATGCTTATAAAAACCCAAAAGATAATGATATTTATTGTGGAACTTTTTGTAAAATCCCTAGTAAGGATAAAATAAATAATATAAAATTTCTACATGGAAGAGTTTCTGAGGATCAATTTGAATATATTAATAAAATTTTAACGAATCAAAACACAATGCAACAAAATAAAAAATCAAAGTACGTTTATTTAATACATAGTACAAGTCTTGGTGATACAATTGCTAGTACTCCGGTTTTAAGAAAACTGTATAATAGTTATGGATGTAAAATAGATGTAGTAACTTATCATTCTGAAATTTTTAAAAAAAATCCATACGTAAATAATGTTTTTGAATTTTCTTCTTTTGATTTAACTCAAACAGCTTATAAAGAAAAATTTGAGTCGTTTTTTGGAGTTGGTGGTATTAAAAATAATCTAGGCGTAGAAAAAAAACATAATACAATAGATATTCGTCAATTTCATGCTATTGATTTAGGCTTTATGTTAAATAACGATGAAATGCAATACGATTTCATATCGGATGATTATATAAATATAGATGATTTGCCCGAAAAGTATGTCTGTATTCATGCGGCTAATACTTGGCCATCTAGAACGTATTCTGATGAAAAATTTACACAATTAATTGATGATTTAAATAAAAATAATATTCCTGTCGTATTGGTAGGTAAAAATTCTATTGAACATGGGTTTTATATAGTAGATAAGAAAACAAAAAAAATAACAATTAAAAACGGATTAGACTTAACAAACAAATTAAATCTATCTCAGTGTTGGCACGTTATTAATAAATCAATATGTTTTATCACTATGGATTCTGGCCTTCTTCATTTAGCTGGAACCACCGATACTAATATAATTCAACTTGGATCTTCAATAAATAATAAATTAAGAGCGCCTTATCGTAATGGTTCTCAAGATTATAAATATAAATATATAAGTGGTACATGCGGCATCTTCTGCGCATCAGATATAAAATATGGAGTTAAAGAATGGGGTACTATCCAAGGCATCCCTCCATTGATAAATTGTTTAGAAAATAAAAATACTTTTGAGTGTCATCCAAATCCATTGGATGTGTATAATTACATTATTAATAATTTTGCCAATTCATTCGATTCAAAAATCGATTTATACTATTTAGATAAAAATAATTGCAATAATATCACTATTCATTATCGATCTAAAAATTGTAATGTGCATAATTGTAATATTAAAGTCTTAGATATTCAAACAAAAACTATTCTTTATGAATGTTTTATGGATATAAAAGAAGGTGAAAATTATTGGACTAATCTAGGATATATTTCATACATAATAACAAATGATATTCGCGTCGTATTTACTGATGAAGACACTATAATTTTTAATGAAATATATAAAATACATGAACAAGACAGAAAAACTCCAGTTAGTCATTTGAGTTTTAATTATGATTTACATTCTTGCAATTTATATGAAATATATATTTACAAAGAATATGAATATCAAGATATTAAACTAGAAAAAAATGATGTTGTAGTAGATATTGGATCTAATCTATCGACTTTTATATGTTACGCTTTAGAAAATAAAGCTAGTAAAGTTTATTCTTGCGAACCAACATCTTATTGTTTAAGCGTTATTAATAAATATTTTAAAGATAATGATAAAGTCGTTATAAATGATTGTGCGATATCCGATAAAAATGGTTATACTTTTATTGACATTCTAAAAGAAGGTTCGGGAGCGAATAAGATATCAACAGTAGACGCTAATGATAAAAATGCTTATCAAGGATGCCATAAAGAAAAAGTAAAAACTCAAACTTTCAAGTCGTTTTTAAAAAACAACAAGATAGAAAAAATTGACTTTTTAAAAGTTGACTGCGAGGGCGGAGAAATTTTTATTTTTGTTGATGAAAATAAGGATTTCTTTAAAAACAAAGTTCATAAAATTGCTATGGAATACCATAATGAACAAAAAGATGATATTATTGCATATCTTAAATCTTTAAATTATGAAGTTTTTGAAAAAATTCACAATAATAATGACTTTATCCTTGGGGCTATTTATGCAAAAAATAAAAATTTTAATAAACAGCCTGTAACTTTATTTTTAGCTCCTCATCTTTCAACTGGTGGATCGCCAGCTTATTTAAAATGGTTGATCGAAGAAAATATTAAGAACAATATTAAACCCGTAGTCATTGAATATTGTAATTACGGATCTTACGAAGTTCAGAAAAAACAAATTATAGATTTAGTAGGCAAAGATAATTTTCACACTTTTGGAAATCATTGGGATTTAGATTTAGAATATAAAATTAAATCTTTAGATCTTATAAAATTAATTGATAGTATTAATCCTTCAGTCATCCATTTAAACGAAATTTCTGAAGCTTTTAGTTTAAAAAATATAACTCAATTGTTATTTGATTATCTGTACTCTAAAGACAGATCTTTTAAGATTGTTGAAACGTCGCATACTTCTGATTTTAACTTCGCTAATAAAAAATATTTACCAGATAGATTTGATTTTTGTACTCCATACCATTTAGAAAAAACCAAACACTTAAATGTAGAAAAAAATATTGTTGAAATGACTATACCAAATAAGCTTAGACCAAACAGATCAGAAAAACTAAAAAAATTAGGTTTATCGGAAAATTATTTTCATGTTTTAAACGTCGGACTATTCACAAAAGATAAAAATCAAAAATATTTATTTGAATTAGCTGAAAGACTTCAAGATAAAAAGATCATGTTTCATTTCGTTGGTAACACATGTTATTATAATGATTGTGGAATAACGGACGCCCAAAAGAATTTAAAAAATAATATATTATGGGAAGAACGTGACGATGTTGACTCATTCATGTCTTGTATGGATTTATTCGCTTTTCCATCTTTAAAAGAATTGAATCCGATATCAATTAAAGAAGCATTAAGTTGGAACATGCCGTGTTATATAAATCGTCTTGAAACTTATGGTGCAAAATACGATAATCATCCGTTAATAAACTACATCGAAAACGATAATTTATTTAATCTATTAAATAATATACCTTATGTATAACCATAAATTTGGAATAGTAACGTCATTTTATAATTCAGAGAAATATGTTGATGAGGTTTTTGAATCCATATCGAATCAAACGTATAAAAATTGGATTTATTTCGTTACTGATGATGAAAGCACTGACGGAACAAAAGAAAAAATACTTAAGTATTGCGATAATATTAAAGTATTTTATGTCGAACAAAAATTTAAGAAAGAAATGTTTTGGCAACCACAGCGTTTTGTAACTGAAGACTGCGATTACGTTATAACAATGGATTCAGATGATTATGTATTGCCTAAAGCTTTAGAGGTTTATAATAATGCTTTAAATAAATATAAGAATAATAATATAGTATTTATATCTTGCGATTCAGCTTGGATGAGTGAGGATTTCAATCATTTATTGAATTATACATATGTATATCATAATAAATCTTATTATTTAAATGACAACGATGTAGAAAGAAATACGCGAGGCATTGATAGAGTCTCTCCAAATACTTTTGGAAGTTTTCGTGGGATAAAAAATATTAAAGATTTAGATTTTGGAGTGAATTCTTATAATGCCGCAGGTAATAACGATATATTGCATACTGGATTATTACAAAATTTAGGAAATTCATTACTTGTTCAAAGAAATTTATATAAATATAGATATAGAACGTCAAGCATATCGCATAAGATGTTAGATGACACCGAATGGCATCATACAACAGTTATAAGAGATATTTTAAAAGATGAAGTGAAAAATTTTGATTGTCGAGTGGTTAATATGCAATTTAAAAATCTTTATAACGATTTTGCCGCTTTATTAATATGCGATGATTTAGGAAACATTAATTCTAATTATAGAATTAATTTAATAACTAAATTTATTAATAAAGATTTTGATCATTTAAAAAATATTTACAAAGAACATTTTATTGATATAAATAATTTTATTGATGATTTTGATTTTTATGTTGTCAATTTAACTGATTACGATTTAAATGATCGTATGGAAATAAGTAAAATTTTTAATTATATAAAATCTAAAAATTATTATAAAATAGTTGTTTATAATCACGATAAAAGAACATCGTTGGAGATAGAGGTTGATCCTAGTTTATGCACTAATCAGATGAATAAAATAGTTTCAGAAAATCTTTTAGAATATTTTTGGACGACATATTATAGAAAGTATTCTTGTTTAAGTAGTAATCAAAATTATATTGTTGCTGATAATTCTATAAATATTATAAATGAATCTGGAAGTTTAGGTGATAGTATAGCGTGGATTCCAATTGTGAATGAATTCGCTATTCAAAAAAGATCAAAAGTTAATTTATACACACCAAATAAAGAGCTATTTATAAACGAATATCCAATGATTAATTTTTATGATTATTGTGAAAAACCTTCTGATGATAAGAAAGGTGTTTATAAAATAGGCTGTTTTAATGAAAACGATTGGAAACCTTACTCTTTACAAGAAATTGCGAGCAATATTTTAGGAATCAAATATGAAGAAAAAAAATGCAAATTAAATTTTGATAAAACAAAAAAATCTAATTTTAATAAAAAATACGTTTGTATAGCGACTCAATCTACCGCCCAGTGCAAATATTGGAATAATAAGGAAGGATGGACTAAAGTTGTAAGTTATTTAAATTCACTTGGTTACGATGTGGTATGCATCGATAAACATTATAGTTATGGGGCGAAAGGCATAATGAATATTATTCCTGAAAACGTCATAAATAAAACTGGAGATTTACCGCTGGAAGATAGAATAAATGATTTATATCATTGTGAATTTTTTATAGGTTTAGGATCTGGCTTGTCATGGTTAGCGTGGGCTTGCGAAAAACCTGTTATAATGATTTCTGGATTTTCAGATCCTAAGTCTGAATTTTATACGCCATATCGAGTTCATAATAAAAATGTTTGTAACAGTTGTTGGAGCGATTTGAATTGTACGTTCGATAGGTCGAATTGGCTTTGGTGTCCTAGAGACAAAGATTTTGAATGCTCACGCGAAATAACATTTGACATGGTAAAAGAAAAAATAGATCTTTGCATTCAAGATTTGTCAAAGAAATGAAAGTTAAAATAACTATAACCACTTCTTCTTTAGGAGATACCATTGGTGCTGTTGCTCAGGTAAATAAATATCAAAAATTAACAAACAACGAAGTAGGTCTTTATATAAATAATTCTTATATCTGTCTCTTTAAAGATTCTTATCCTAATATAAAATTTAATCCAATAAATTTTGAATATGAAAATCAAAAATTAATAAATTTTTATTTTGATCGTCCTTTGCAGAAAGGATTTTCTGATGATTTAGGAATGGAGTACGAAGAAATAAATACAAGAATAGATAATCATATTGGTGCGCGACCAATCAAGCAAAAATATATAACTATTTCCACTCATTCCACTCATCAAGGTCGTTATTGGAACAACGATAATGGATGGGATAATTTAATAAGATACCTTAAGTCTAAATATGATATTTCTACTGTCTGTATAGATAGGGATTACTCATTTGGAATAAAATTCTGTATGAATCCCATACCAAAAAAAGCAATTGATCGATCAGGTTTAAATTTAAAAGAATGCGTTAATTATATTAATCATTCACAATTTCATGTAGGAACTTCTAATGGATTGTCTTGGTTGGCGCATGGAATTAATAAGCATGTAGTGTTAATATCAAACGTTACTAAACCTTGGTGTGAATTCACTACAAATGTAACAAGGATTCATGATGATTCTATCTGTAATGGCTGTTTAAATGAAGAACAATTTGACACAACGAATTGGTTGTGGTGTCCGAGGCAGAAGAATTTTGAATGTACCAAGAAAATTTCTTTTGAAAGTTTTAAATCTAAAATAGATAATTGCATAATTAATTTATGATAAATTTATTAGTAGATGAGGCTTATGCTTTTGATTATCTTAGTATCTTAGAAGTTAAAAAACAAAAATCTTCTATATCTAATGATGCTTGGACCAAATGCTATGCGTATTTACAAAATCAATTTGATAATGAAAAATGGTCGCACATGATGCGTTCAAAAGAATACGAAAGTATGATTAAAGCTAATGAATTAACATTTGATGCGGTTGATAAAGCTAAAAATAATGAAGTAACCGCACAACACGTTGATTATTGTAATTATCAAAGACATATAGCAAAACAAAATTTTCAAAAGAAGTTTTTTACATCTGATTTGTCTGAGTTAAAGATAGGTTACGAAAAATATATTCATAATAATCACACTGATGTTTAATTGTAAATCTTGAGTTAGCGTTTTTATAACAATTTTCAGGATTGATGAACTTATCTATATTTTGAGTGGCATAAATCATATCGTTTGTAGTAGAACATCTTAATCCAGTTTCTCCTTGCAATACCGTTTCGGTAAAGCCGCCGAAATTTGTTGTAATGGTAGGCGTTCCTGAAAATTGAGCTTCAATAACTGTCCAATTGCATGGCTCCATAAATAACGAAGGAGCAAATAAAAATTTCGCATCGCTTAGTAAATTCATTCGTTCAATAGGACCAACGAATCCTGCAAATTTACAATGTTTAGTTTCTTTAAGATTCAAGATATTTGGCCCTGCGAATACGATATCTTGTCCAACATGATTGCAGATATCATAAGCAAGTTGTGCGCCTTTTTCTTCTATAACCCTGCCTAAAAATAATGCTGTATTTGATTTTTCTTTTTTGTATATGAAGTCGTCAGGATCAAAGCCGGGATAAACAACATATTCGCATCCTAATTCAACGTGTGTTTTAGAATGACCATGCATTTTATGCATTTGACTATATGTTTCAAACATCTTGATTGGCGCGAACATGCTATCATAACCTATACTTGGTTCTACTACTATAGCTTTGTCGTAAAAATGTTTAACACATGATTCATGCGCGAACCCAAACCAGCATAATATAAATTCATTACTTGATTTTATTCTTTTGTTTAACTCTGTAACACAATTGTCATTAAACACATTAACCGCTTTTGTATTGACGTTTTGATCAAAACCTTTAGTCTTCCAATCATTTAAGTTGCCATAGCTATTAATTAATATATCATTATTAGTAACATTAATATGTTCTGTGCAATTAACAATAGAGTTTTCGTGACCATAATGATAAACAGTATGACCCCTCTTAGTCATTTCGTCGCAAAACTTATAAACTTTTTGCACAAAAGCACATAATGAAACATCTTTTCTAGTAGGCGAGTAAGGAACGCTCAAACAGTGAAAAATCATATATAATAGTGTAAATTTATTTATAGTATGTCAATCAAAAAGAAAAAAATTCAAAAAGAAAAACACGATCTGAACGACATTATCTCAAATAATAGTTTTAAATCGACTAAATTAACAATTAAGAATTTTAATTTAACGGATAAGCAAAAAAGTTTTACTCAAATAGCTTTTGATAAAAATACTAAAATTGTTTTTATTAATGGACCTGCCGGAAGTTCTAAAACATTTTTGGCTGTTTATTGTGCATTGCATATGTTAAATATGAATTCAAAGTACGAGATCAAATACATTAGAACAATCGTCGAGTCTGGAGAAAGAGGCTTAGGTTCTTTGCCTGGAACTGTAGATGAAAAGTTTAATCCTTTTATGATACCACTGTATGATAAGTTGGATGAACTTATTCCCATGTCTCAATCAAAATATCTTGAAACTAGTGGTATTATAGAGGCTTTGCCTGTGAACTTCTTAAGAGGTGCTACATGGAACGAGAAGATCATTATTGCAGACGAATCTCAGAACTATAGCAGCAAGGAGTTGATTACTCTTCTCACTCGTATTGGCGAGAATACTAAAATGTTTATCTGCGGAGACGCTATGCAATCAGACATTGGAAACAAATCTGGTTTTATGAAAATTTATGATTTGTTCAATAATAAAGACAGCGAAGAAAGAGGTATTTATTGTTTTGAATTTAATGAAGAAGATATTATGCGTAGTGAGATTCTTAAATACATCGTTCATTCTCTTAAGAGATTAGATAAAACAAACATTCATTGATATAATAACCATGAGTAATATTTACTGTTCAAGTTGCGGAACAAAACATGCCCAAGGCTCTAAATTCTGTACTAACTGTGGGGTTTCTTTGGGAGGATTTGCAAACATCAGTAAACCGACTTTACAAAATTCACTACAATCGAGATCTACCTCTCGCAAACAAAATACAGAAGTCGATGAAGATGGTATTCCCACTGTATTCGTTAGACCATCGAAGCTTTCATACGAAATAGAAAAACCAGCAGGTAATAAATATTTAGGAAAAGATTTATTTAACGCTCCTCCAGTCGATCCAAGTGAAAGAATAAATTCAAGACCGAATTCCAATTATAGAAAACTAAGTAAAGAAGAATTTTTAAGTCAGTCGTTGAAGGAGTGTAGTTCGCGCCCAATACAAGACATAGATGAATCGTAAAAAGAAAAATTTTGAAGACATGTATGAGATTATTAACCAAGTAATCAAAAAGCGCAGAAACAAGTGGAAGTTAAAAGCGATTACTTGGTTTGATTTTGAAGATATAGAGCAAGTCATTAAACTTCATATATATAAAAAATGGCATCTGTGGGATCAATCGCGAGCGATTGAACCTTGGGTGAATCGTATAGTCACGAATCAAATTAGAAATATTATACGCAATAATTATACAAGTTTTGCGCGTCCTTGTTTGTCTTGTCCATTTAATCAAAATAAAGAAGGTGATTCTGGAATAGAAATGTCATGTGGTTTTACAACTAGCGGCAAACAATGTAATGAATGTCCATTATACGCTAAATGGGAGAAAGTAAAAAAATCCGCTTACGATGTTAAGATGACCGTGAGTTTAGAGAATCATAAAAATTATTTTATGAATTGTGAATCAAGCATAAGTTATGATTATAAAAACGCTGAAAGTAAACTTCATGGTTTAATGAAAAACAATTTAGGAGATAAGCATTTCTTTATTTATAAAATGTTTTTTATAGATAATCTTAGCGATGATCAAGTAGCCCAAGTGTTAAAGTTTAAAACAAGCGAAAAAGGAAGAAAAGCGGGTTACAAACAAATAAAAAATTTAAAAAAAATGTTGTATGTGAAAGCTCAATTGTTATTAAAAGAAAACGATATATTCTCATCTTAATATGTTAACGGACGAAAACAAAGCATTTATATTAAAAAAGATTAACGAAGGAATTCAAGATTACGTTGTTCTCGCTAATCTACTTTATAATCGTGAAGATTTAACGGGCAGGTCTAAAGAGGCAAAGTTAGTCAGAGACTTTCTTTTAACAACTGGATTTGTTAAAAAACAAGAAAAGCCAAAGCCCACACAAACAATAGAAATACTATCAAAAGAAAATTGTGAATTTATTGAACAAAACATTAAAACAAGAATAACTCCTAGGCAAGTAACAGAGTTAATATTTCATGAAAAATTTCTGGGCCTTGAAAACTTTAATATTTTTATTACACCTGAGTATAGAGCCGTTCAAAAATACATAAAAGAAAAATATCCTGATTATCTTGTAGATAACGAATCTGGAGTTGGCGACAAATACTCTGTTCCTCGTTCAATCAGAACAGTAATCAATAAAGCGAATAAATGGTGCGGCCAAAACATTTCTGAAGAAAAATTATCTTTGCAACATAGAAAATGGATGGAAAAATTATTAAATTATTTATCAAGTCCAAGATTTGTTGGCAATTACGACTCATACAATAGCTCTATAGATAAAGAATTATTTGAAGCAGAATTCGTGCGCTCTGTTTGGGACAAGCCTGACTTAACTGTCGATGAAATTAATTTGTATATTAATGTTTGCATGGACTATATCAATTTAAGACAGATTGATATTAAAAAGAATAAGATAAATGATATGTTCAATGAGACGCAAGATCAGAAAGACTTCACAATGCGTCTAACTGAGGTTCTTAAGACGATCTCTGAAGAATACAATCAGTGCGCTGGGCGTATAGACAAGAGTATTCAAAAGCTCAATGGCGAACGGTCCAAGAGAGTAGAGCAAACGCATCAGAAGAACGCTTCTATACTTAACCTTGTAGAACTTTTCCAAGACGAGCAAGAACGCAAAATGATGATTCAAATTGCCGATATGCAAAAGCGCACTATTAAGGAGGAAGCTGATCGTTTAGAGAATATGTCTTCATGGAAAGCTAGAATTTTAGGAATTTCTAAAGAAGATGCAATATAATGAATTTTCATTTACCATTTAATGGCGATAGCTTTATAGCTAATAATTTTTTAAAACTTAAACAAAAATTCAATATAGAAAACATTATTGAAACTGGAACATATGAAGGTGGCACAGCTATTTTTTTAGCAAGAAATTTTAAAAATGTTTTTTCAATTGAATGTAATGAAGAAATTATTAAAAAAGCTAATGTTAATATCAAAAACGCTAACGTTAATGTCGATTTGATATTTGGAAAAAGTGAAGAAGTCCTTGAGTTTGTATTACCTAAAATAAATGATAAAACTATATTTTATTTAGATGCTCATTGGTATGGCCATTGTCCTTTAAAAAATGAATTAAATTTGATAAAGAAATTTAATTTAAAACCCGTTATCGCTATTCATGATTTTTATGTTCCTGGTAGTAAAAATTTAGGTTATGACATTTATAATAATCAATCATTTACTTACGAGTGGATTAAAGGAGATTTAGATTTAATTTATGAAAATAATTATAGTTATTTTTATAACAATGATATTGATAGCGAAGGCGCAAAACGTGGAATAATTTATATTTTTCCTAATAATTGATATGGAGTGTAAAATCTGTAATCAAATATTTAATAATGATAAGTCTTTTCATGCCCATTTAAAAAAGCATAACCTTTATCAAGCAGAGTATTATTGCACGCATTATCCAAGAAGCTCTCTTTATTATCGCCAACAAATACCTTTTAAAAATAAGAAACAATATTTTGAAACCGAGTTTCTTGATTATACAGAGTTTTTGAAGTGGGAAGCCGCATCTAACGAAGAGACGGTCAAAACAAAATGTATTGAACTGCTAAAGAAGAGAATAGATGAAAAACAATATCATTTTGCGCCGTTTCATAATGAAGTGATAACTCTTGATTTGCCGAGTTTAAATATTTATAAGAAGTATTTTAGTTCTTATACCAACGCATGTAAGCTATTAAATATTGAGCCTTTATATAACAAAAATTTACCAGAAGCTTTTAATAAAATTGATGTATCTCATTTGCCGATACTGATTGATACCAGAGAACAAGATGCGTTGGAATTTCCTAAGTCTAAAATAGAAAAAATATTTGTAGGAGATTATCTAATCGCTGATAAAAAATATTTTACCAATACATTTGTTGATAGAAAAAGCGAATCTGATTTTCTAGGTACTATGGCTTCTGGAATAGAAAGATTTGAGAAAGAAGTGGTGAAAGCAGTTGAATTGAATTGTTATTTGTTCGTAGTTATTGAAAGCAGTATAAGTAGCATATTAATAAATCAGCGTAAATACAATAGAAAAACAAATTTAGAATACGTTTTTCATAACATGCGCTCTTTATGTCATAAATATCCGAGGCATATACAGTTTATATTTACTGGCAGCAGAAATAAATCTTTAGATATTATACCAAAATTATTATATCATGGTAAGTCAGTATGGCAGGTAGATATACAGTATTTTTTAGATAATGAGCTGGGAAATTGGCAACCAAGTACCAAGGAAATCGCAGTTAATTTCCAATGAGGAATTAGCGAAGATACCTGGATATATAGAAGAACGAGAAGCGAAGTTATTGTTTTATCAATTTCTTCGCAACAATACTACTTTTGCTACTGATTTAATAACTGGTGTCAAACTGTTTCCTTTTCAACACATGGCTATTAAAGGCATGTTGGAAAGTGATTATTTTTTAGGCGTGTGGTCGCGTGGTATGAGTAAGTCTTATACTACTGGCATTTATGCTGTCCTTGATGCTATATTAAATCAAGGAGTTGAAACAGGTATATTATCCCGATCATTTCGTCAGTCAAAAATGATATTTAAAAAGATAGAAGACATCGCTGCTAAACCTGAAGCTTATCTTTTAAAACAATGTATTACAAAAATATCCAAGTCTAACGATGAATGGGTAATGGAGATTGGTAGAAGTCGTATTCGTGCGTTGCCATTGGGTGATGGCGAAAAGCTTCGTGGTTTTCGTTTTCATCGTATTATTATTGATGAGTTTTTATTGATGCCTGAACGTATTTATAACGAAGTTATTATTCCCTTCTTATCCGTCGTTCAAAATCCAACTCAAAGAGAAGAACTTTATAATCTTGAAACCCAATTGATTAATAAAGGAGAAATGACTGAAGAAGATAGGTATATCTGGCCTAACAATAAATTAATAGCATTATCTTCAGCGTCTTTTAAATTTGAATACTTGTATAAATTATACGAGCAGTATGAAAATCTAATATCTAATCCTAAAAACAAAGAAAAGACTAAGCGTTGTATTATGCAGTTCTCTTATGACTGCGCTCCAGTTCAGTTGTACGATCAAAATCTAATTAATCAAGCAAAATCGACAATGAGTGAGTCGCAGTTTTTGCGAGAGTTCGGCGCACAGTTTAGTGATGATAGTTCTGGCTATTTTAAAATATCTAAAATGGCGTTATGCACTGTTCCTGATGGTGAGCTTCCTGCTGTTGAGGTAGTTGGTAATCCAGAAGATGAATATATATTGGCGGTAGATCCTTCTTGGTCAGAAACTGAATCATCAGATGATTTTGCCATTCAAGTATTAAAAATAGATAAAGAAAAACAAATTAATACTTTAATTCATTCTTATGCTCTTTCTGGATCTTCTTTAAAAGATCATATTAAATATTTCTTATATCTATTGCAGAACTTTAATATTATAGCGATCTGCATGGACTATAACGGCGGCGTTCAGTTCATGAATTCTTGCAATGAAAGCGAATTATTTAAGGATGCTAAAATAAATTTAAAATCAATGGTAACAGAATTTGAAAGACCTGAAGAATATGCTCAAAATTTATATTCTGCAAAAACCGAATACAACAGATCAGATTATAAATACGTTTTCTTAAGAAAACCAACTTCAGGTTGGATACGATTAGCGAATGAAATGTTACAAGCTAATTTTGATCATCGCCGTACATATTTCGCTAGTAGAGCTATTGATGATAATTTCAGAAGTCAAACTAAAAAGCGCATTGGTATTACAGATTTAAAATTCTCTAACGCTTTGGACACTGAAAAAGAAAATGAAGAAGCTAAAATGATTGATTTTGTAGAACATTTAACTGATATGATATTGTTAACTAAAACAGAATGCGCTCTCATACAAATAACAACATCTGCTCAAGGTATGCAGAACTTTGATCTTCCAGCGAACCTTAAACGTAAGTCTGGACCAGATAAACCTAGAAAAGATAGTTACTCAGCATTAGTATTAGGTAATTGGTTGTGTAAGATTTATTTCGACATGAATAATACTCAAGTTGAAGATATGACTGAAACTTTTGAACCAATGTTTATAGCTTAAAAGTTAAAAAGTCACTTTTAAAGTGACAATGTGTAACTATTATTAACATGAGTCGCAAATATAATAAAAGATCAGATTATTGGGGCAAATTCTCTAAAGCTCAAGAAGGGCAGTCTGAGCCGCTTGACGCTATGTTAAGAGATAATGTTTCTGAACCTTCTTTAGTTGGTGATCCATTCTATCAACAAGAGGCTAAAGCTTCTAGTTATGAAAGAAGTGGAGGAGGGGAATCTACTAATTTACGCAGAAATTTGGCTTATGTAGGACCAAAAATTTATAAATATGGAAACATTAGAGAAGGAATGTTGCCGTTCGAAACTTCTATTAACGGATATAATATTCGTGACGCTATAGAATTATGCCAGAAAGCTTATGCAAATATAGCTATTTTTAGAAATGCTGTTGATATTATGTCTGAATTTGCTAATGCTGAAATATATTTAGAAGGTGGAAGTCAAAAATCAAAAGACTTTTTCTCAAAATGGATGAAGTATACAAGGATGTGGAATGTTAAAGATCAATACTTCCGCGAGTATTATCGCAGTGGTAATGTTTTCTTTTATAAGATAAATGCTAAATTTAATATCGACGATTTTCAAAAAATTCTAGAAACATACGCTTCATATGATGGAGCGTCTTATAATACGGATATTAAATTGTATAATTATCCTACGCCATACGACGTAAAGAATTTAATTCCAGTTCAATACACACTTCTTAATCCATATTATTTAACAACAAATCACACAAGTTCTTGGCATCAAATTGTTTATCAAAAAATACTTTCTGAATACGAATTAGAAAGACTTAGATCGCCTAAAAACGATCACGATAAAGTTGTGTTTGATAGTTTAGACAACGATACAAAAGAAAAAATCAGATTGGGTCAATGGGCAAGAGATGGGCTTAAAATTCAATTGAATCCTACAGATATTATTTATTCTTTTTATAAAAAGCAAGATTACGAACCTTTTGCCATACCTTTTGGTTTCGCCGTTCTTGATGATATCAATTTCAAGATGGAAATGAAAAAAATTGATCAAGCTATTTGCCGCACAATTGAGAATGTCATTCTATTGATAACTATGGGTAGCGAACCAGCTAAAGGAGGTATTAATCACAAGAATATAAAAGCGATGCAAAGTCTTTTGAGCAATCAATCTGTTGGTCGCGTTCTAGTTGCAGATTATACAACAAAAGCTGAGTTCATTATCCCAGATATGAATAAAGTTTTAGGATATGAGAAATATAAAGTAGTCAATGAAGATATCAAAGAAGGATTGCAGAACATTCTTATCGGTTCAGAAAAGTTCGCAAACACAACTGTAAAAGCTCAAGTATTTTTCGAAAGATTAAAGGAAGCTAGAAAAGCTTTCTTGAATGATTTTCTACAGCCTGAAATGGAATTGATTTTTCGCAACTTGGGATTTAAAGGTAAATGCCCTATCGCTAAGTTTGAAGAGGTATCTATTAAAGACGAGACTCAATTTAATCGCGTGGTCACGCGCATGATGGAACTAGGAATACTACCTCCAGAAGAAGGATTGAGAGTAATTGAAACTGGTATTTATCCAACTAAAGAAGAGCTAGGTACTGCTCAAGCCAAGTTTGTAGAAGAAAGAAAAAAGGGATATTATAACCCAATTGTTGGCGGCGTTCCTGTTATCGCTCCTCCAACGCCTGAAGTTTCAGGAGTTAAACCCCCAATCAAAAAGACAACGACTCCAACTGAAAAAGGTCGTCCTGTCGGATCTAACGCTTCTGTTTATGCAAAAGATGCAATTGCTAAAGTCATGGACAAAACAAAAGATTTATATTCTATCGTAGAATTAGGTTTGAAAAAGAAATATTCTAAAAAATCTTTAAACGCCGAACAGAATAAATTAGCACAAGGTATTTCCGAAGCAATCATATTAGGATCTCAGTGTGAATCTTGGACTTCTTTAGCTACAGAAGTTCTAAACGATCCAAATAAATTAGACAAGCTAAACATATTAAGTGAGATACAAACTACTGCTGGCGAACATGATTTAGACACATATGCAGCAGCACTTTTATATCACAGCACTAAGTATTCCGTGTAAAATGTAAATATATGTTCCTTTATAGAACTAAATTTGACAACATAGTTACGGCTTCGTTAAATTTCGATAGCAATGTTTTGTTGTCGCAAGCTTCATTGGAACCGCTTAAGTCAATTATACCTTCTTCAGTTAATTTAGAAAAGAATGTTGATTTAGTTGGGGCTGCATTTAATGCGGCTCTTGTAAATCGTTTTAATAAAAATGGTGATGGTATTGATACGAATACAGCTATTGCGTTTAAAAATTATTTCATTCATAAGCCAACAAATATTGAGCATAACAAAAAAAGAGTAGTTGGGCATATTGTTAATTCAGCGTTTTCTTCTTATGGAGAGAATAAAATATTATCTGACGAAGATGTAAGAGGAAGTCTTAGTCCATTTAATATTGCTTTGGCTGCTGTAATTTATAAAACAGTTGATCGCGATTTCGCAGACGCATTAATGGATTCTAACGATCCTGATTCCGCATTATATGAAAAAATTAGTGCAAGTTGGGAGATAGGATTTAATGAGTATTATATTGCAGTTGGAAGTTTAGATTTGAAGCAAGCGGAGATTATCACTAAAAAAGAACAAATAGATGAATTTAAGAAATATTTAAAAGGCTTTGATGGATCTGGATATATGAACGATGGAACTCCAGTATATCGTTTGGTTACTGGACGTATTTATCCTTTAGGTATCGGATTCACAAGCAATCCTGCTGCTGATGTTAAAGGCGTAGTAATTGATGATGGAACATCTGCTATAGAAATTGAAAACGAAAAACAAGAAATAGAAACAGAAGAAGCTGAGTTTTATGAAGTCGATTCTGTAGAATTATTAAACTTTAACAATAAAATATTTTCACAAAAACAAAAACAACCTGTAAATATTACCAAAACAAAAATTATGGATTTAGAACAAATACTATCTGCATTAAAAACAGTTCTCGCTGAAAAGCAAGACACTGCCAAGTTTAGTGATGAAGCCGTAGCTTCTATTTCAGCCAAGATCGCTGAGAGCATTAAACTGAAGAGTGACGAAATGAAACTAGAGATGGAAAATGCTGAAGTCGCTAAGGCTGAAGCTGTCGCTCAAGTTGAAAAATTCAAGAAAGATCTTGATGAGAACAACAAAAAACTTTCCGAGACTCTCGCTAAATTAGCAGAACTCGAAAACACAATTTCCGCTCAAGCTTCTCAAGAACTTTATAGTTCAAGAATGAGTTTCCTAGATACTGATTATGATCTTGATGAGATTGATCGTCAGTTTCTAGCTAAAGAAGTATCTACTTTGGCAAACACAGAAGAGGCGTTTGCTTCTTATAAAGAAAAGCTCGCTGTTCTTTTTAGACACAAGAACAAAGCTTCAAAGCAAGATCAAGATAAATTTTTCCAAGAACGTCTGGAAGCCGAATTGGCCAAGAGAATGGGACAAGCAAAGACTCAACGAACTGAAGTTGTCGAAAAGACAGTTGAAGTTGAAACAGCTTTGGCTAACGCCAAACGCGAAGAGCCAGCTATACCCGCTCAGTCACTCGCTCCTTCAGAAGCAAAAGCTTCTTGGAAAGAAAGACTAGGTAAAGCTTTCAGCAAGGAAAACATAACAGTTAAATTTTAAAAATATATGTCACTAAGATTATATCCATTCAGACAGTATAGCGACGTTGATGTTATCAACATGTTCGCGAGCGACACTGTTGATGCCACTCCATCTACAAATGGCAATGGTTCAGCAGGTGTTTTCGTCAAGGTATCCGCTGGTAACTTGGATCTCGATCCAATTCAATACACAGCTACCGATATTACAAATACACTTGGTAAAACAGATTATCCTTTCTTGGGCGCTGTTCAATACCCTGCTGTACCTTTGAAGTTTACAGCCGCCACTGCTGGTGAGCCAGTTCTAGGCATGACTCTCAATCAGACTCTAGCTACTGATGAAAATGGCGAAAGACTTCTTTACAATCCAGTAAAGAGAGCAGAACTACAAGCCGTTCTTACTGGACAAGCTGTACCTGTAGCTACTCGCGGTATCTTCACACTAGCTGATACAGCTATTGACTGGGTTGACGCTAACATGGTTGTTAATAGCCATCTTATCATTTCAGCTAACGCTGGTAAGGTTTCTGGCCTATTGGCTAGTGCTGTATCCCCAATCACTGGAACCACAAGTATCATTGGCCGTATTCTCGGCACTGGTCAACGTGTTTCTCAGAACGGTAAGAGTGATTATTTTGCCGGTACTACTACTGGTAAATATGCTCTTGTTCAATTCGATTGTAATTCCTCTTACGTTGTATAATCCATTTAACTAATAAATAATATGAAAATCGTTTTAAAGAGAACAGACGAACAAGTTGAGCTAATTAAAGCTCTAGCCTCAAGAAACCGTGAAGTAGCCTTCGATGCTCAAGTAGCTTTGGCTGAATTCATTGGACCAGTTTTGGCTGAAGTTATTAATAACGCCCCAACTATTTCTAATTTGTTCACAAGTCTTCAATTCAATTCTGAAGATAATCCCTCAATTCCTCTAGACCTCTATTATGATATCTTCGATGAAGATTACATCAAGGTCTATAGTCAGAGTGTAGCTGGTGGTCTTCCTCAGAACGTAGTTCAACCTTTGGCTTCTGAGCTAAAGATTGCTACTTATCGTCTCGATAGTGCAATCGCTTTCGATAAGAAGTACGCTGCCAAGAGCCGTTTGGACGTAGTTAGCAAGTCTTTCACTCGTATAGCTCAAGAAGTTATGCTCAAGCAAGAAAGAACTTCTGCTAACCTCGTAATGACTGCTCTAGCTCAAGCTTCTACTGGTAATGATTCTACTGCTGCTAATAACTATCACACCTTCCGTGCTGCTGCTGCTGGACGTTTTGTTCTTAACGACTTGAACAAGTTGTTCACTAAGATCAAGCGTATTAATGCTTCATTCGTTGGTGGCACTCCTTCTGGCGCTCGTAGAGGTCTAACCGATCTTATCGTTTCTCCAGAAATCATCGAAGAAATTCGTGGTATGGCTTATAACCCAATCAATACCAAGGCTTCTATAGCTGGTGCTGCCAGTACTTCTAATAGCGCTGGTAATGCTCCTATTACTGCTACCGATGAAATTCGTAACCAACTTTTCAATCAAGCTGGTCTACCTGAATTCTTCGGAGTTTCAATCATGGAAATTCTAGAGTTCGGTGTTGGTAAGAAGTTCACCACAATTTTCGATACAGTCGCTGGTTCTACAGCTTACGCTGACAACTATGCTGTAAATGCAAATAGTGGAACTGCTCAGGCATTCCTCGCTACTGAACAGATCATAGTCGGTCTTGACAGAAGCCGTGATTCACTAATTCGCGCTGTAGCTGTTGATGCTGACAGCGGTTCTGAGTTCAATCTAGTCGCTGATGACCAATATACTCTTCGTCAGGGTAAGATTGGTTATTATGGTTCTCTTGAAGAGGGTCGTATGGTTCTCGACAATCGCGCTTTGGTTGGATTGATTGTCTGATATATAGTAAGTCCGTCATAAATTGGGCGTTATCCGAAAGGGTAACGCCTTTTTTATTGAATAATATATATTTTGTGTAATATAGTATATGGCTAAAAAGTCAATTAAAAATACCCCGACAGATGCAAAAAAGCCTGAGCCTAAGAAGTCAGAGCTAGACAATCTAACGCTTACAGATGGAAAAGCTCATCTCGATCCAGACATTGAAAAAGTTAAAAAGCTAGAAGAAATCCTTGGCATCAGAAAGATGAATCCATTTGGCACATCTAATATTGATATCTTTAGAGAAAGACTAAATGAAATGGCTATTGTTGATTTGCAGCATATGTGCGAAAATATAGGCATATTTGCAAGCGGCTCACGAATGCAAATTAAGGAAAAACTATTGCGCGAATTTAAGTCTACAAATAAAGGCAGTATTTCTATGTTGATTAATAATCCAGCATTAATTTTAGATCCTAATAACCCAAAGCATCAAAAAACTTTAAAAATTCTTCGCGAGATATAATATATAGTACCTTAATTAATTATGGAACAGAATAATCAGAATCAAGTTAACCTATCACAAGTAAGCGACATTCAACTAAAAGCTTTCGCTTATGATGAACTCGGTAAGATCGAAATGGCGCAAGCCAATCTTCGTCTTATTAATCAAGAACTAACCACTCGCGCAAAGTCCGCTGCTGATGCATCAAGTAATGGTGTCGTCAATCCAGACTTGCCAGTGGTAAAGTAAGTTTACATAAACAACGCGAACCCAAGCGAAAGCTTGGGTTTTTTTGTCTCCAAATTTAATATAACGTGTAATAAATAACAAATGGCGACACAGTTATCAATAATAAGAGGAGATACATTTCCCACGCAAACAATAACTGTTACTTCTGCTAATTTAGATTTCGCGAATATAACTTGTACAGGACAATTGCGTCCACATCCTGACGGTAATTTATTATATCAATTTGTGCCAACAACGGTATCAGGTGTAAACGGAACAGGCGTTGTGCAATTTAGCTTTCCGTCTTCAGTTACTAAAGGGTTTCCTCCTATTAATTTGTATGGTGATTTGCATTTTTATTCTACTGGGATACTAGATTGTACTCTTTTTGAATTTAGATTAAATGTATTGCCTGATGTAACACAATTATAAAATGTCAAATATAGATGTCAACGTTTCCTCTAATAATAATCAAATAAATGTAACTGTTGGAGGCGGATCTAATTCTACTGTTGTTGAAAGTAGTAATAAGAATACTATTTTAGTAGAGTCAGTTGCGCCAGCAGGATCAACTAGTAATATTGTTGAAAGAGGACCGGCTGGCACTTCAGGAACTAGCGGTACAGCAGGAACTTCTGGAACAAATGGTACTTCAGGAACTTCTGGAACTTCAGGATCTAGTGGGTCATCAGGATCATCAGGCACTAGCGGATCTTCAGGATCATCAGGCAGTAGCGGATCTTCAGGAAGTTCAGGCAGCAGTGGATCTTCAGGATCATCTGGTACTAGTGGATCTTCAGGAAGTTCAGGAAGTTCAGGCAGTTCAGGTAGTTCAGGAACTTCTGGAAGTTCAGGAACCAGTGGCTCTTCAGGAACAAGTAGTTCGTCTGGCACTTCTGGTAGTTCAGGTAGCTCAGGAAGTTCAGGAAGCAGTGGGTCTTCTGGAAGTTCAGGAACCAGTGGCTCTTCAGGAACAAGTAGTTCGTCTGGTACTTCTGGTAGTTCAGGTAGCTCAGGAAGTTCAGGAAGTTCAGGAAGTAGTGGGTCTTCTGGAAGTTCAGGAACCAGTGGCTCTTCAGGAACAAGTAGTTCGTCTGGTACTTCTGGTAGTTCAGGTAGCTCAGGAAGTTCAGGAAGTTCAGGAAGTAGTGGGTCTTCTGGAAGTT